CACGAAGACAACCCAGGCGGCACGACTGAACCGAAAAATGGACCGGATCATTCGTCAACGCATGAACGGAGGTGGCACAGAATGACGCTGAACAACTTCCTTGAAGCTGTCGCCGAAAAACTTGTCGGCCTGTGGCCCGATCGACACGTATTCGTCAATGAAATCCCGAAGGATTCTGACGGGAATTTCTTCGTCGGAATTATCGAAGCGACACAGGAAAAGAAACTGGATCGGCGCCGCCGGCGTCATGTCCAGATTGAAGTTCTTTATTTCCTGGCGTCGAAGGATAACCTTGACTTCAACGAATGGTCCGAAAAAATGCTGGACGAATTCGAATCCCTGACTGTGGTCGAAACAGAAAGCCGTTCCCGACTGGTTCGCCTGACGAACGTCACGGCCAGAAAGGACGACGACAGCCGCGTCTATCAGTTTCTTTTTGACGCGGACTTCTACTTTGTGATCACGCCGGAAGCGATTCCGACTATGTATTATCTGGACCAGGACAACACAATCAGATCGGAGGTAATCGAATAATGGCAACAAAGAAAAAGGCTGATTCCGTTGACCAGGCGGAACCTACTTTCAGCAAAGAACAACTGGTCAAATCCGAAACGCTGGGCCTTCCCAGGGACGCCGTGGCGGCAATCCTGAAAGACGGTCAGCAGTATACACGGGAACAGGCGATCCAGCTTGTGACCGAATTTCTTGAAAGGAAGGTGTAACCTATGCCTATTGGTGGTGGTACTTTCACAGTACAGAACAAAATTCTTCCTGGCGCTTACATTAACTTCGTAAGCATGGGAACCAACGCCAAAATGGGAAGCCGTGGCGTCGCCGCCCTTCCCCTTGAACTTAACTGGGGACCTGACGACAAGGTCTTCACTATGACCGCAACCGACTTCAACGCGACCAGCTTGAAAGTCTTCGGTTACGATCCTACCGACGCAAACATTCTTCTTGTCCGCGAAGCACTGAAACGCGCGAAGTCCCTTTTGATCTATCGCGTAAACGGTGGCGGCGCAAAGGCCAGCGCAACCGTCGGCGGAATGACTGTCACCGCGAAATATGGTGGCACACACGGAAACGACATCATGGTCGCCGTGATCACCAACGTCGACGACGCGACAAAGGTCGACGTCGTGACCTATCTTGACGGCGTGGTTATGGATAGCCAGACCGTCGCAAAATCCGGCGGCGCCGCTTCCCTGGTAGCGAATGACTTCGTAACCTTCGGAACGGCGGCAACTCTTACGGCCGCAACTGCAACCGCCTTGACCGGTGGAACGAACGCCACTGTCAACGCCGCAAAGCACACGGCCGCCCTAAACGCCTTCGAAGTCGAATCCTTCAATGTGATCGGCTATCCTGGCACGAATACCGACGTCAAGGCCCTTTATGGCGCCTTTGTGAAGCGTCTTCGTGACGACGAAGGAAGAAAGATCGTCGGCGTCCTTTACGACTACGACGGCGACAATATGGGCCTGATCAACGTCAAGAACGGCGTTATCCTGGCCAACGGAACCACATTGACCGGCGACAAGGCCGTCGCCTGGGTGACTGGCGCTTCCGCCGGCGCGGAAGTGAACGAATCCCTGACAAATACGGCCTATGACGACGCTGTGGACGTCGATATTAAATATACGAAGTCCCAGTTCGAAGCCGCTATCAAGGCCGGCGAATTCACATTCTACGCCGACAACGGAAAAGCCCGTGTCCTGACGGACATTAACAGCCTTGTTACAATCGGTCAGAATATGTCTTCCGACTGGACGTCGAACCGCGTTGTCCGTGTTATGGACGGCTGGGCGAATGACGTCGCCAGAATCTTCGGCGAATCTTATATCGGCCTTGTAACCAACAGCGACACCGGCCGACAGCTTTTCAAGGCTGACCTTGTGGCGCTTGCAAATCAGTATCAGTCGATCGACGCAATCAGCAATTTCAAGTCCGACGACATCACTGTCAACCAGGGCGACGGAAAACGCGACGTCGCGGTCGACTGCGCTTTACAGCCGAACGACAGCATGGAAAAACTTTATATGACTGTCGTCGTAAACTAAGAAAGGGGTGACAGACAATGAAAACTTTGAACGCACCTGATACCATTTCCGGCAAGGAAGGCCGCGCCTATGCGAAAATCAATGGCAACAACGAAGAACTGTTCTACGCGAAGACGATCGAAGCGAACGTCGAAAAGAGCAAATCCGAAATCAAGGCGATCGGGAAGCGTATGACTGGCCACAAGACAACCGGCGCGAACGGTAGCGGTTCCATGACGCTTTACTATATGACGCCGCTTTTCCGCGAAATGCTTCGCCAGTGGAAGGAAACCGGAAAGGACGTTTACTTCGATATGGTGGTCGAGAATGACGACCAGGAATCTTCGGCTGGCAAACAGACGGTTCTTCTTATGGACTGCAATCTGGATTCCGTCGTCCTTGCGAAACTGGACGGCGATTCTGACGACGCCCTGGACGAAGACGCCGACTTCACTTTCGAAGACTTCGACATTCTGACACCGTTCACGAAGTTCTAAGCTATCAAAGGAGGAAAACAAAATGGGTAAATTACAGGAATTCCTTATGTCCAACCAGGACGACATTCAGGCAACAGCGGAAGTCACGGTCAGCGGCTTCCCTGTTCCTTTCACGATCAAGTCGATCACCGAAGGCGAAAACAAGGCCATTCGTAAGTCTTGCCAGAAAATCACCTTCGACAAGAAGACACACCAGAAGACCACGGAAACGGATCAGGACCTTTACAATAACCGTCTTGTGATCGCGTGCTGTGTGGACCCGAACTTCAAGGACGCGGAACTTCAAGCGAAATTCGGTGTCATGGGCGCCGAATCCTTGATCGACGTCCTTTTGAAGCCTGGCCAGTTCGTCGATCTTCTTCTGGGTGTCCAGGAAGTCAACGGCTTTTCTGACGACGTGAACGACCTTCGCGAAGAAGCAAAAAACTAATCACCGGTGGAGGTGTGGACGCTGACGCGGACGGCGAAGCTGTCTACGCACATTACGCCTTGCACCGGTTGAAAATCCTTCCCAGTACGCTTGTAGCCCTTCCCCTTCGGGAACGGGCTTTTATTTATGCTTCGATTGACCTTCAAATCGAAAAGGAAAAGAAAGAAGCACAAAAAGCGAAACGGAAAGGCAAGAAAGGAAGGTGATGAACCGTGGCCGGTGTCGCTACACAAATGACCATTCGCGACGGTATGACTTCGAAGCTGAACCGAATCTTTCAGGCAGTATCGAGGACAAACCGCGCCCTGGAAACCACGGACGCACTGTCGGACCAGGTGAACCCTGGGGCCAACTTTGACAGGGCGGCTTCGGCCGCCGGTCGCGCTTCCGGCCAGGTTGATAATTTCAACAATCGCCAGCGCCAGTCAGAGGAAGGCGCCCGAAAGGTCGCTTCCGCCTGGGGCCTTGTAAAAAAGGCTATTGGTTCAGCCCTGGCGGCGATCAGTGTCCAAAAGGTGATCGAACTTGCGGACAGTATGACGTCGACCAGGGCCAGACTGGACATAATGAACGACGGACTTCAAACCACGGACGAATTACAGTCTATGATTATGAAATCCGCCAACCGGTCCCGCGCCGCCTATCAGACAACGGCTGACGCCGTTTCGAAAATGGGTATCATGGCAAAGGACGCCTTTTCAAACAACGACGAATTGATCAAGTTTACAGAATTGATCAATAAACAGTTCACGATCGCCGGCACTTCGGCCGCCGGTATCGACGCGGCTATGTTACAGCTTACACAGGCCATGTCTTCCGGTGTCCTTCGTGGTGAAGAATTGAACAGCGTCTTCGAACAGGCGCCGACAATCATTCAGACGATCGCGGACTATCTTGACGTACCTATCGGCAAAATTCGCGATATGGCCGCCGACGGTCAGATCACTTCGACGATCGTCAAAAATGCCATGCTGGCGTCTGCTGACGAAATCAACGCGAAGTTTGAAGCTATGCCTATGACCTTCGCCCAGGTCTGGACAATCGCGAAAAATATCGCCCTGGAAGCCTTTACGCCTGTTATTCAGGCGATCGGTTCCGGCGCACAATGGATTTATGACAACTGGTCCACTATCGCCCCGATCTTCTGGGGCCTGGCCAGTGCCGCCCTTGCCTATGCTGTGGCGCTGGGAATCCAGACGGCCGCAACCTGGATCGCTGACGGAGCCGCGAAGGCTTTCTTTACGACGCTTTTGACGAATCCGCTTTTCTGGATCGCCCTTGCGGTCGGCGTTGTCGTCGCCGCGCTTTACAGAATGATTCAGGCTGTCGGTGGCGTGAAAAACGCCTGGGAAATCTGCAAAGCGGCCCTTGTGGTCGCCTGGGCGGCCTTGAAGGTGGCGTTCTTTGCAACCTATAACTGGATCGCGAACCTGATTGACAAGCTGAAACTATGCTGGCAAAGGGCCGGCGTGGCCATAGCCGGATATATGGGCGATATGAAAGTAAACGTCCTGACAATCCTTCAAAATATGGTCAACGGCGCGATCGACATCATAAACAAGTTTATCGGCTTACTGAACAAGATTCCTGGTGTCAGCATTGACGCGGTCGAACAAGTAACCTTCGCCACGACAGCAAAGGCAGAAAACGAAGCCGCGAAGCAAGCCAGAGCCGACGCCTTGAACAAGTACGAATCGGACATCAAGGCCGCACAGGCCCAGCGTGACGCCACCTATTCGGCGGCGAAGAAAGAACTTGCTGACGCTACGGCCGCACTGTCTAAGACCTACGCCAACGCCAAAGCGGAAGCCGCACAGGCGAAGTCTGACGTCGGCGCCACGGACTGGAATGTCGACGGGACAAACGACGTCGGGAAAGTCGATTCCGTGGGATCGGTCGGAAAAATTGACAGCGACGTAAATATCGCCGATGAAGACCTGAAATTCCTTCGCGACGTGGCCGAAATGCGCTATGTCCAGAACTTCGTCACCTTGACGCCGACTGTGGCTGTCGAAGCCCAGATCAGCGAAAAGGTCGACGTCGACGAAGTCGTCGAACGAATCGAAAGCAAGCTGGAAGACGAATTCACAGCGGCGGCGGAAGGAGTGTATAACTAATGAGCAACTACCGAATGACACTAATCGTCGGTGGACGGGAAATCAACATTCCCGTCCTTCCGGCGAAACTGAACGTGTCTTCGCCTGGGAAAAATGAGCGTGTAACAGTGCTTGACCTGGGCGAAGTCCTTCTTTTACGTAAAAAGGGCCTTCGGATTCTGTCCTGGGAAAGTTTCTTTCCGGCCGATTCCGCGCCGTACACTACCGGACAGGTTCGGGACCCTATTTCTATTATTCAGGCAATCCAGAAAGCCAGGGACAGCAAAACGCCGGTCCGCTTCCTGATAACAGGAAC